ATTATCTTCAGAACGTAGAGCCTGAATAAGGGCTTGTCTAGAACCAAAAACATTAAGTAATCGATCTAGCTCCTTCTTCACCTCTTTGTATGGGGGTTTTTCTGTTTCATATTGAGCAAAAAGACTGGTTAATGCATGAAGCTTTTCATTCTTAGACTCCCCAAGAATATTAAGAATGTAATCAAGATCCCCAGGCTGATCACTATCTTCATCTTTTTGCCAGTTATTATCTTCAGAACGTAGAGCCTGGATAAGAGCTTGTCTAGAACCGAAAACATTAAGCAATCGATCTAGCTCCTTCTTCACCTTTTCGTATGGGGGTTTTTCTGTTTCATATTGAGCAAAAAGACTGGTTAATGCATGAAGCTTTTCATTACCAAATCCAGTTTCCTTCACGGTCTTCCTATGCTTCTTGGACTCCCCCATATTCTTTAGCTCTGCATCCAACCTTGATTTATCTGGAGAAGCTACAAAAACATCTACATCACTTCCGGCATAGATTAGATCGTCTTTCCGAAAAGTATACGTCGCATCACCAGAAAGAGACCATTCTTTTGCTCCATACTCAACTGCCTCAGGATCTGCATCAACTATGGAAAGAGCAGTCTCTACTGCATCTTGCTCTGAACACTCTCCGGTTGACGGTGTGCCTTCAGCACCCCGACCACCACCAGAAATCTGCTTCCAATACCACGTCTTACCAGTCAACTCACCTTCGCTGACGGATTCATAAAGCTTTTTGATCAAATCACCAAATTCCATATTTTTCTCCTTACTTTTTGAAAACACTTAAAATTTGTTTTCCGGAACGTGCGATATTAAATACTGTTGCTAGCTCACTCCCGGTTTCAATTTCATCAACATTTAAAGTCACTTTGTATTTGACGACATCCTCTTCGTACGAAAGATCCTGTACAGGTAAATTAACCGGCCAACATCCTTTAAGCCGAAATCGATTTGTCTCGATATTACCATCATACAGGATCGCAAATACATCATGTGCATAAAATTTCTTTGGCGTGAAATACCCATTATCGTCTACCACCTGTTTCCGCCAAAACTTAAAGTAATTGTAAACCGACATATCGGTCGGGCACAAAAAAGATATAGTTACAGGTTCAATTACTTGATCTCCCGGATACCCTCGTTGCTTCGAACCATACCGAAGCTTAACGACTTGATCAAATGCATAATCTCCAAACTGTATCCCCTGACAATACTGTGAAATCCAGTAACCAGGAAGTCCGGAAATTGTTTCCGTGCAAATCACTTGCCAATTGTAGACGCGTTGCATCATCCAGGTTCGGGTAATTAGCGATGCACCGAACCCATATAGATCAACACCCATTTGCTGGATCACGTTCACATCCTATCAGTTGGAACTATTCCCAAGAATCATATGCCCAAGTGGTATTGTAGATGATAAGATTTTCATCTTCATATGCCAGTGGAATGTCGTCCACGGTCAATACGAAACATCCAACCAGCTTAATCGTTTCTATAACAGCACTAGTCTGGTCCAATAATCGCAGGTACACATCAGACTTGATGTCAACGTCTAATCCGCCCTGGCCTGTCCGTGCATTCATCATTGCCTGTTGCCAACCATGAAGAGCAGCACCAATTGCCATATCCACCGAATTTTCAACAAACGTGCACGGCCATTCATGAGAAAATGTTACCTTCCCTGGAAAGTTTACTCCACCAGTTCCCTTATAAGGAAGATGAATTCGACCAACCGACCGGCCCGGCTTGCTCGTAGATTGGCACTGAATCTTTAGTGCATCTCGATTACCACCACCAATTGGGTTTACAAATTCCACTTCCCACAAATATATTCGAGCAGGATTCGTAAGTCGAGCTCGCAATGCATCCGCACCCATATTCGCCATTTTCATTACTCCTTAATCAAACTTAAAATGCAATACCTTTGGCCATCAACTCTTCAAAACTTACAGACGTTGTGGTGATAATCGCCCGAAGCTGAATGACTCGAATGACACGAACGGGCTTAATGAAGATATCAACATGCAACTCGGCCCGATCAATAACGGCACCGGGGTTATTTAAATCATTGCAATTGACTTGATATCCTTTATCCCCACCTTCGGTTTGGAATGCTCCACGAGCAGACAAATCATCGAAGTAGGAATTTAATGTGGCCGTTACTCGGAACCGCGTAAGTTCCGTATTACCATTTGCGCCCAACAGAAACGCACGAAGAGCAACCGCACAATCTCGCTCAATTGCTATCAACTCCCGCCTGACGTTGATGAAGGAAAGCGCCGAGGACTTCCGCTGCTGCGTGAGCTGGTCGTATATCATAATACCCCGGCCCTGGAACTTTTGAATAGGATTAATCTGCACATCAGCGGAAGCGTCTCGATCTCCCTTATTGAATACCATGTTCGAAGGATAAACATCCAGGACATTAAGCATACCCCGCTCTTCACCTGCTGGTGCATCCCAAACATTTCCAATCGAATCATTATAGGCCATAGCCGCAGCAACATATCCGGAACTCGGAACTCCAACTTGCTTATCGTTGTAGTTGTCCTGGACGAGCACCCACGGAGCATAGACCATTGAATAGCTATCGTTGAACCCTTGAACATCCATCCGCCAATCAATAGCATCTTGAACGGAATTTAACGAATCGATATCAATATCCGGAATCATCACACAATCTTTCCGGCTATCTACGATAGTCTTCATTGCTAACTGAACCGTCTGTGAAGTCTCACCACCATTGATAAGAATCTGCACAGCAACCTTTTCAGGATCCGCAAATTCAGCCCATCCCAAAGCAACATCGGAAGCTGAAATCGGTGCACCGTCATTGCCATACAGAAAAGCCAACCGAGCAGCCTGTGGCTTCGGAAGGGCAGTATCAGCAAGTGCTACATTGTTTGCAACGGTGATATAGTTGCTAGCACCATTAATTACATTCTCAAGATAAAGTTGACGACCATTACCATCCAGCTTCTGTTTCCTCGAAACCGTAAAGGACTCAACCTGCGACCAGTTACCATCCGTATCCTGGGCATAGACATTAACATCAAAGGTATACTGATCCGTTTCTTCCTCAGCAGTGTCATCCTGAATGTTAGTCACAATGACGCCCACCTTGTTATTCCAAATACCAGGATCTGTTCCCATAACCTGGAATAGAATATCCGAAATATATCCGGACGGGGCTGTAAACTCTGAAGTAGACTGTCCAGTCGTAAAACCAGCATTTGGTCGCCCAGAGGTAGTAACCATGATATTGGCTCCACCAAACAAAGCACCGTTAGTTACACGAAGACAATAGAGTTGACTTCCTCGTTCCAAATACGCCAAAGCAGAGTAATGAAAATAGTGTCCAGTAGTTGGATCCGGAGTACCAAATTCACTAACAAACTGCTGCGGCGAAGTTACTAATACCACAGTGTCTACAGGTCCCTTAGCTGAATATCCAACCAAGGCTGCAGTTGCTGTGCCCAATGGATTGACAAAATTACTGATGTCAGATTCCAAATTGTATACGCCTACGCTTTTATACACGGCCATTGCCTGCTCCTTCTTTAGGGGATATAAATGTTCCCATCCACCGATGAATCCGGTAGTGTTTCGTTTACGATAATTGTTGTGATACCTGAAACATATGAGGAACTGAAAACCGAATACGGTTTGTTATTCCCCGTAGAATTTTCAATAAAAAACGTTTGACTAGTTGGAAAGTCCGCAGTAAAATCTCCTCGAATTCCCAACGATTTGGATGCTGGCGTCACATAATCAATCCCAAAAAGTTTCGCTCGAAACATTCGAGTGGCATCGGCAATATCAGCATCATAACTTTCATCATCAACATTAACGACTGCTGTATTCAGAATATTCTGTGAGTCGTAGCAGTTGATTAGTATCTTACGAAAAACATTTGCTGCTGATGTGGTTTTGAATACTAAAGCATCAACATTGATTGTAACATGTCGAACGAAGTATGGGCCAATCTTATACTTTTCTGCAAGGGGAGATTCGTCTACTGAGGCACCAAAATGCAAATCAAACTCCAGAGGATATAGGTCATTAAGTAATATACTCAACTTTGGAAACGAATGCGGCC